TTACTACTACAAAAGGTTTACTCATAACTAATATATTAACTTGTGACGTAATTCTTTAACTGGTAGATTATTATCAACTTTTATAAAGTTAAAATTTCTACGAGGTTTAAATTCATTTATAGACTGATCAAGGTATTTTATCATATTTTCATTCATCTTTCTTGATGAAGCCATTGATTCATCTGATGTAACCCATTCACGTCCTGCTAGTCCATTTTCTTTAAGTTCTTTTTTAGACATATTAAAAGAAGTCATTAATCCATCAGCTAAATCCTCTATATCAACATGATCATCATAAATGTAGGGAGTTTTAGGTGAACCAACTATTGCTCTAGTTTTTGGAAAAACAGGTATAGCCCATTTACCATGTTTTTTATATGTACCTCTGTGGTTAGATGGAAAATCAGAATTAAATGTTATCCAATTACCGTTTTCATCTTCAAAACGCATTTGATCTTGCATACCACCTGTAACTGTAGCCATAATCATGGTACCAGCCATCATTGATTCTGTTAATGCTAACCCCCATCCTTCAGCATTAGAGGGTAATACAGTAGTATCAGCTATATTATACAAATAATTCATAGCTTGAACGGATAGTTTTCCATTAGAAAATCTTACACTTGGATCTTCTCCTAGAAATAAATCACGTACAGCATATAAATCGGTACCATTATCATCTATAGGTTGAGTGTGTAATACTAAAGCTACTGTATCTTTTTTATCTTCAGGTAATTTATTTTTAAATAAACTATAAGCTGCTAATAAACCAGAAACATTTTTTCTTCTAATATTTCTTGAATTAAAGAAAAATACATGGTCATATTCTTTATCACCAAAAACTTGTTTTTTAGCTTTTAGTAATTCTGGGTATTGTTCATGGTCTTTGGGAACCGGGAAAAATTGGTCTTCATTAATACCATGGGGTACGTATTCTATAATTTTATCTTTAGCTTTATCTCCTAATACTATTTCATTAATATTTTTAGTTTGTTTAGAAATAGCAAGCAATGTATCACATGATTCATAATAAGACTTATTATACATAGGAGCTGGGTAGTTATCCCAAATATTTAAGTATACCATAGGAATCTTGGTTCTTATTTCATTTTCTATTTGAAATAACCATTCCCAATATCTAGGATCCGTAAAGAAAAGTATAGCATCTGGTTTTTCTGTTTTAAGCATATGTCTGATTAGCATAGAATCTCCATATCCATTTTGAGGATATAGAAATACAGAAGCATCAGGAATCCCTGCTCTATTTCCGGAATCTTGACTTAAATCAATCTTTTTCCCTACTTCGGGGTGATTAATAGCAGCACCAATATTAATCCAATTATAACGGTGGGAAGTACCTAATACTATTTCTCTTGCCATTGTGGCAACCCCTGAGTGCATGCGAATATCATCACATAAGAACAATATGGTTTTACGTTGTTCTTTAGGTAAATAACCTTCTTTCATAAAACTTTATTTAATCTAAATTTAAATTTGTTTGATTGTGAATTTGTTTTCTAAATTCTTCATTTGTAAGATACAAATAAAGAGACCGATCTGCAAGTTTTTGTAGTGAGAATTTTGTTTTAACACATTCAATTTTAAAATCATCGAACAAGTGTCTGTGTACCTTTACACTTGTTAATTGTAACTTTTCTTTATTATTCATAACGTTATATTATTTGTATATAAATATATCGATATTCTTTTTTTATTAAAAACTAAAGAATTTTTCTTCAGGTGCTAACGCCGCTCCGCATAATTTTCTATCTTTTCCAAACTCACACCAGTCACAAGGTTTATCTATTTTTTTATCAAATTCTTTATCAATTGGATTGCCTTCTGGGGTGTAACATTCACGGATAAATTCTGTAAAATCTTCTTTAGCTCTTTTTAATCTTAATTTATTATCTACAGGTTTAAAATTTTGAACACGGTAAGCTTGATGAGGTGACATTAACTTTTCATCATCAAAGTCTAATACTTTACGTTTTACAATATAAAATTCTACTTCTATTTTATTTAAGGGAACCTTAAACAACTCAGAATAATATTGTTTATACAAATATAATTGTTGATGTTTTATTTCATCACCTTTTTCCCATTTACTCCATCCCTTAGTAGACGTTTTAATATCAAATATAGTATATTTTTCACTTCGCTTATCATAGATAATTAAATCTACATAACCCATATACTTAATATTAGGTCTTTCTTTAATAGGTTGTAAAATTAAGGGTACTTCTATACCTTTTAACTCTTGTCTACGAGGTGAAAAATACATTCTACGTCCTCGTTTATGCTTTTTAAACCAATTTAAGATAGCAACACCATCAAAATAAAATTCTTGTAGTTCTTCTTGTGTAGCAAAATGACCATGTTTTTTCTTATACTTACTATATTCTTTAATCATTTTATCTTTAAAGAATTGTTCTAAGTTAATTTCATCAGCAGTTTTTGCTGTTGAATCAAACATAGTTTGTAAGTAATGTTGTAATGCCTCATGCATAGCAGTTCCAAAAACAAAATGCATATTTGGCTTAACGTCTCTATGACCCTTTACATACTGCAAATACCACTTATGAGGGCAAGACTTAAAAGTAGAGTATTGCGAGAATGATACAACCTTATCTTTAGCGTAGTTTATTTCCAACCTCTGATTTTAATCGTTCAATATACAATGTTGCATCCATCAATTCTTCTTGAAGATGGTTTAGCCACTCTTGTAAATTTAAGTCTTCACGTTCTAATGTTGTATTATATTTTTTAATACCAGTTTGAGAACGTTGTTCAAATTTGTTTTTTACTGATTGGACATGTTTGTCTTTAGGTTCAACTACTGTATAATTGGGGTAACTTTCAGGAGTTATTTTTACTTCTTTACTTTCTTTATATTTTTTTACTGAATCTCCCATTTATTTATTGTTGATATTGTTTATTTTTTAATCTTAATTCTAGACGCTTTATTTCTTCTTCTATACTTTGCTTTGTTTGTAGGTTTATATTAAACCATCCTGTTATAAGGTATTTTGCTTTATTTAAAGGAGGGTTACCTCTATGTAAATGGGTATAAGAAGCAGGAAATAAACATAATAAACCCTTTTTAGGGGATACTCTCATATGATGGTCAAGAAATTCAGTTTCTCCTCCTTCCTTTATATTATTTAAATACACAGTGTATACTACAGCTCTAGAAGGGGTTTTAGGTGAAAGTTCAGAGTGCCATATATGATACCCTCCTCCAGGGATTGTTTTTTGGATTTTTATACCTTCTAAATAAAGGGGTATATTTTTTATTCCAGGATATATTTTTGGGTATTCTTGATGTAAAAGATAATCAAGGCGATGATGAAAATTTTTAAACAGTTCATGATCAGATTTAGTTAAAAGATCCAGGTTATGGCTATAACTAAAAGCATCATCCTTTTTTAATAGAGGACTTATACCTTCTGATTCTTGTCTATTATAAGTTCTAGATTTATTAAAAATTTTAATAAATTGTTTACATTCTTTTTTGCTTAAAAAATTTTCATACGTACTAATAAATTTTTTATGTGTAGATTTAAGATTTTTAATTTCTTCAGCAAAAGGTGGGATCTTATCCATTTAATTGTTCCTCTTTAACAGTAAAAAAATATTTACTTAATGTATTTAATCTATCTTCAGCATCTACTAACATTACAAGGGCTTCTTCAGCATTTTTATAGAAATCTTCAGTAGAATGATCCCCAATTCCAACAGCATTATTACCTAATAACTCAAGAGATAATAGTGCTTTAGCTCGATCTGCTTGTGCAGAGGTTTCTAACATTTTGTATAATTCTTTTGTCATTTTAATAATTTTTTAATTTGTTTTTCATCTATACCTATCTGTAAAAGTAAACTTTTTAAATCACTTTCTTTAAAAAATTCCCAATTATCTTTAATTTCACGAGTACTAATTTCAAAATATTTGGATAATATAATAAGGAGTTCTTTATTAGGCACATAACTTTTAGATTTTATGTACCTAAAAAATTCTTTCTTTTTTGGTAAAGTAGAACAATAAAATTGATATATAAGACGTTTATCTATAGCATACTTTTGTATTGTATCTGCTAGATCAATATATTCCTCTTTCATCGATATAAAACGATGAACCATAAAAGGGTTGAATAGATCCTTTTCTTGTTGAGAGAAAAAGAACCATTCCCTTTTATTATAGGTTATTTCATCTAACCAACCAAATATATTATTTATATTCTTCTCGGATTTCACGTGGAATCGTTTCGTCTAAAATTTCTTTAGTTTCTGGATCATAAAATACTGGAATTGGGACTAGAGCATCATCTGATGTTCCTGTGACAAATTTAGATACTTTTCTAAGTATTACTCCTTGTTGCCAAATTTTACCTCCTGAAGGTGTGTCAATTGCTGTTGTTTTGGATAGATCCAAATTCATTTGTGGTTGTTCCATTAGAATGGTTTTAATAAATTAGCGATACAAGACATAAAGGTAATCTCTTTATCCGGGGCCATTACGGATTGATACTGTGATTCGGCAATGATAATTGTACCTAACACAGGATTATGAAATGTATCTATGTTTTCGAATAAGGCCCTATATAATTCGTTATAATCTCTAATATTTGAATCAGCAACTAATTGTCGTATTTGATTAAATGCTTTACCATCATTAGATTTAATTAGATCAATGATTTGATCTGTATATTGTTTTTGGTTAACAATCTCTTTATTTAATTGTAAAAATGTACCTGCAGGTTCTGATATAATACAAGATTGTAGTAAATTTAATGTTTTACGAATATCAGGATAGGTTTTATTTACAATAGCAACTATATCATCAGTTGAGCGATTACAAGCAACTTCATCTAAAATTTGTACACAACGTTTTGCTACTTCTGATTTAGATGGAGGTAATACTTCAAATACTGATGTTCTAGATTGTATAGGATCAATTACACGTTCAACATAATTACAAGTAAATATAAAGCGAGTTGTTTTAGAAAACGTTTCAATAACGTTGCGTAAAGCAGCTTGTGCGTTTATGGTTAAAAAATCAGCTTCATCCATGATAACCACCTTTAAAGCGCGGAATGTCGCGGCGGATGCGAACGATTTTACCTTTTCTCTAATTGTTTCTATACCATTTTCATCAGAACAATTGATATAGATGTGGTCACAATCTAGATTAGCTACAATTAGTTTAGCAGCAGTAGTTTTACCTGTACCCGCAGGACCATACAACAGGATATGTGGTATATCCTGTTGCTTAATCCATTGGTCTAAACTTGCTTTAAAAATCTCATTTCCAATATAATCCTTAGGATCAGTTGGGCGAAAACGTTCTGTAAATAAAGTATGTTCTTTTATCATATTAATTTTCTCTTCTACCTATAAAAGTTTGAGTTTTATTTTTAAGTTCTTCTTCAATAAAATTCGCTCCAAACTTACCGGTTTCTCCTAAAGGTAAAACTACTAAAATTACTTTCCCAGTATACCATTCATTGAATTTAATACTTGTATTTTTAAAAACTTTACTAGAAGCCAAATTTATTCCTATATGTTGTTCAATTCTATTACTTAAATAGGTAGTTTTACTTTTAGCTTTTGAACCAATATAAACCATTCTTTCACTAAATCCTGATTTGCGGCGTAAAGGCATCATAGCACCATGTTTAGATTTTATTTTTTTCTTGATTTGATCATATTTTAAAGCTAAAGATTGATTCAAAATTTTTCCTTCAGGGGTATACCACCAATATACAGCACTTACAGAATTAGGAACATCTTTTTTTAATTGATTTAAAAATGATCTTAAAGAACGTCTATCTAATTTAAATTCATCTATATCTAATTCATATTTAAGAACTTTGTTCTTTTTAAAATTTTCAATAGCTAAATTAATTTCACTTATAATTAATTCTTGCTTTTTTAAAAAATTGTTAACTAATTTTTCTGTAAACATAACCTATTTATTTGATTAGACCTAAATATACGAAAAATAATTAAGGGAGCAAAAGCTCCCCTAAATTAAGTTTTAGGACTTTACTGCGTCCATGTTTGCCTTTTTATAGGGTGTAATTAGTTTTTTAATTTCACCTGCGGCTTTTCTAGCGCGTTGTTGGGAAGCTTTTGTTGTTCCACTGTTTTCGCTCTCTAAAATGGCAAATTGCTCTGCAATTTGTTCAAACAATTCTTGTTTTGCACTCATAATTAATTAAATTTACATCATTCCCATTCCCGCCATTGGGTCTGGGGTTTGGTTATTATTGTTTTCTCGTTTTTCGTATACAACTGATTCTGTGGTGAGAATAGTACCAGCAATTGAAGCAGCGTTTTCTAAAGCAATTCTTGTTACTTTTTTAGGGTCAATAATACCTTCTTTTTTATAATCAATTACTGATAGGTCTTTATAATTCAATCCAGTCCATAAACTATCACCTGAATCGATTAGTTTAAATGAAGCAAATCTAATATCATTTATATCATGACCTGCATTAGTTAAGATTTTAACAAATGGTTCTGTAATTGCTTGTTTTACAATTCTGCGACCAATAGCAACATCATCATTACCTAAAGGATCAATTGCACCAGCAGCATATAATAGAGCGGTGCCGCCACCTACTACAATTCCTTCATCAAGGGCTGCTTTGGTTGCAAACAAAGCATCCTCTACTCGATCTTTTTTCTCCTTGATCTCGATTTCAGAATTGCCACCAACGTTTATAATTGCGACACCGCCTATTAATTTACCTAATCTTTCTTGTAATTTTTCTTTTTCAAATGCTGAAGTAGCATTATCTAATTGGGTTTTTATTTGAGATGCTCTTTCAGTAATAGCTTCTTCAGTTCCTTTCCCATCAATAATTGTAGTATTTTCTTTAGTAACTGTTACTTTACGAGCTGAACCTAACAAATCATTAAATTGTAAAGGTTGCATTTTATCAAGTTTATGTCCCTTATTTTTAGACATTACTTGTCCACCAGTAACTGTAGCTAAATCTTCTAAAGCCATAGTTCTTCTATCACCAAAATCTGGGGCCTTAACGGCTACAGCTTGGATAGTACCTCTCATTTTATTAACAATAAGTGTTGCTAATGCTTCATTATCAATATCTTCTGCTACAATTAAAATAGGTTTATTTTCACCACTTGCTTTATTTAATACATTTAATAATTCAGAAGCTTGGGTAATTCGGCCATCAAAAATTAAGATATAAGGATCATCTAATACAGCAGACATTGAATCATTATCTGTAACAAAATAAGGTGATTTAAATCCTCTATCGAATTGCATCCCTTCTACTACTTCAAGTGATGTTTCACCCGTTTTAGATTCCTCAATAGTTACAATACCCTCACGACCTACTTTATCTAAGGATGTAGCTATTAAATTACCGATTTCAATATCATTATTGCCTGAGATAGTAGCAACTTCTTTAATTTGAGAATCATCAGTAATTTCAGTAGCCATTTCTTTAAGCTTAGATACTACTATAGATACAGCTTCATCAATGCCTTTTTTAATACTTACAGGATTTGAACCATCATTAATTTGTTTGATTCCTTCTTCTAATATAGCTGTAGCTAAAACTGTAGACGTTGTAGTACCATCTCCTACTTCATTAGCCGACTTAATAGATACTTTTTTAGCTAATTCAGCACCAATAGATTCTATTTGGTCTTCTAATTCATTAAAAGATTTAGCTACTGTAACTCCATCTTTAGTTACTTTAATTTCACCGGTGCTTTCCTTAATTAAAACGGTTCTACCAGCTGGGCCTAAAGTTGATGCAACACTGTTATTTAATTTTTTAATTCCCTCTAAGAGATTATTTTTTAATTCTGTTCCGAAACTTGTTTCTGTCATTATTCAACAATTGATAGCACTGAACTTTGTGCTGTTATATAATATTCTTCTCCGTCGATTGTAATAGATTGGGCACCCATTTTTGGTATTAGTACTTTCATACCAACTTTTAATACTGAAGTTAGATATTCTCCCTTATTAAAATTATAAACAGGAGCAATTGCTATAATTTCCCCCATATCAGGTCTTTCTTTACCCATATCAGGAATAATAATATTACCTGCCATTTGTTCTTCTTCTTCTACTGGGCGAAGAACAATATTACCATTAACTGGTTTTAATTTACTCATTTTTTACTAAATTTAGCTTTATTGATTTTATTTCCTTGATTAGTTGTCAATTTAAATTGATCTCGTCTTTTGTACCTACGCATAGGTGATTGTCCACGTGCTTTACTCATTTTAAAATTGATTGTTGAAGTTTCTCATGTGTTTCTTTAAATTCTCTCGCATATTCTTCTAAACTAAAAACTTTTTCCTGAAGCATTTGGTGTTTTGCAACTTGTAATAAAGCTCTTGGTAGTGAAGTAGAAAAACTTACAGTTTTGTTTTTAATAGTATCAACTACATTAAAGCTATATTCATCAATAGCGATTTTGTAATCTCCCAGTACAGGATCTTCGATAAATGTTGATTTGCCCGATCCTTTTGGTCGACCTTTAAAGTTTGGATTTGCCATATTTTATAACTTGTTTATTTACGTGAATATACGAATAATATTTTAAATAACCTAGCTCTAGGGCAGAGACTTTTTAGCTAATTTTTAAAGTTTTTGGCTCTAAACCTTTAGCAAAAGGTATAATAATCTGTAACAGTCCGTTTTTAAATTCGGCTGTTGCTTTTGATAGATCAAATCTACTATCAATTTTCCAACCTAAATTAAAAGATCTTTTAGCGATACCTTTATGGATATATTCACCTAAATCTTCTTCTTTTGGTTTATCGTAATTTACTCTGATTATATTACCCTCTATAAGAATTTCAATATCGTCTTTAGAGATTCCAGTACAGGCTATATCTAGGCCTAAACCATTGTCTCTTTCGTAAATATCTACTGGGTGGGGTAATTTGGATTCTGCTAGAGGTCTGTATGCTCCAGCGTCTTGGAAAAAATTCCTAACTAAAATGTCGAACGGATTTCGTTCATAAAATAATGTACTCATATCATTAAAATTTGTGGTGGCTTTAGCTCACCGGTTAAACATAAAACATAACTGCTCGCCCTAGAGTCTCAGTTATTTTTCTATAAATATATATTATTGTTGTCTTACAACAAAATACTTTGCACTACTTTCTTCAGAGTTAAATTCTAATTTCATTAACCCTTTATTACTTACATAAATTGTACCCTCTGTGCCTTTATTAGCTGCTAATACTTCGCGTAATACATTAGCTGAGAATGGTAAGAGGTCACTTGGTGATTCGAATATGGCTAATTCTGTAAATTTAACTTTATGTGAATGTTGTGAACGTTCACCTAATACAATTTCAACTACATTTTCTCCTTGTTTAGTTGTTGTAGTATTTAAAGTAACATCCTTTACTTTTTCTAATGCATTATGTGCTTTAAGAAACCCCATAATAAATTCATCATTTACTTTAAATGAAAAATCATAATCAGTTTCTGCTACATTAGGTACCTCTGGGATTGAATTGATATCACTAAGGTGGTAGTTTAAGTCAAATTTATTGTCTTGTATTTTTAATTTGTCAACTAAACCTGTGGGGCCTTCACTTAATTCAATTTGTATTTCTTCATTTGTAATACCAATTAATCTTAGTAGGGCATCTGTACTATAAATAGCTAAAGGACCATCAGGTAAAGGCATATCAAATATAACCATTCCCACAGCATCTTTAGTTTCAGTAGCAAAATTAATTGTGGCTTTGCCCCCTACTAAATTCCATACTACTTCTTTAGTTAAACCCCCTAAATAATACTTTTCAATATTATTTACTATATGACTTTTCTTCAATTAAATTAGATTTAGTTAATATATTAATATGTCTTTTTATTTGAGATCTTTCATCATTTAATGTATAAACAGATCTGGCTAATTCCACAAACTCTTTATCAAAACGTTGTTCCTTTTCACATTCACGAATCCAATCTTCTACGTCCCAGAGTTTACTATTAACTTCTGATAGTTGGTCTACTTTATTATAAAAAAATTTGTCTCCAAATACCTGGTATAATGCCATAACATGATCATTAAGAATTTCCCATTCTTTTATGATATTATCTAACTTAGACGAATCTTTAATTTTGTTTAGTTTTAACTCTAGGATAGTCATTTTATCAACTATCTCTCCATTTGATACTTCTATTTTCATATTAGTGAATGTAATAACTTTTCTGTGTCTTTCCAACTTTCTACATGGTGGGTTTTACAACCTTTTCGTTTTTGGGATATAATTTGTTGTTGTATTGGAAAATCATTTCCCCCTGGTTGTAATCTATCTCCAAAGAATTCAAATTTACCTTTAATATCTTTTACAATTTGTCCTTTATCTTTATCTTTTTCATAGATATCAATACTAATTTCTCCCCCTACTACTGCATCTAACCACGGATATCGTTCTCGTATTTCCCAAGCAAATTCTTTACGTTCTTGGTGCTCTTTATCCCACGCACTATAATGTTCTCTTTGCTTTTGAGTGCAATTTCTACCAATAATAGAAAAATTAACAGCACCCTCACGTTTTTCAATATGATTTCCATATCGATAGGGATATTCAGACCTTTCTAAAAACATTTCTAATAAACCTTCACATTGTATAGGTAATTCAAATTCATATTGATATTCTAGTTTATCATTGATAAAAAGTTGGTTACCCGAATTTTGATAACAACGTTCTGCTGAGCCCCATATATCAAATCCAACTTGTTCAATTGTTTTATCTCTATCACTACCAGAAATTAACCATACACGGTTTTTTTTGATAAATGCTTGAAAAAATGTTTTAAAAGTAGGATTAATTAATCCACGAGATGGAGTTAAGGTTCCATCAACATCAAAAATGTAAATCATAACGATTTTGCAATTAATTTTTTAAATTTAGTTGTAGACCATCCATGATTTCTAGTTATCCATATAATAGGGATATTTAAATCATCTCCTGTAAATGATTTATCTTTATAGTCTACACCTTGGAAACGGATATCATAATTTGAATTTGATAATAATTTATATAAATCCTTTTCTGTTTTATAAGTTTTAACAATATCTACAGCCTTAAGTGCTAATAACATATTGGTCCTTTCTAAAATAGATAATATAGGTTTTAGTTTATGGGGACGTTCAATAGAAGGATCATCATGCAATAAAACTGTTAGGTTATCACATTTAATACTTGCTTGACTAAACATATCTATGTAACCTGGGTGTAGGACATCAAATGATCCTGCTATAACTCCTTTAATCATATAAAAAATTGGTTAATATATGGGTTTGTAACTAATCTCCATCCCAGATCTGAATAAAATCCCTCTAATTTATTTAATAATATAGTATCAAATACTTTTTCTTTATCAGCAAATTTATCTAAAAATTCTTCAATTTTAGGAGGAATATTATAGTCAAGATAAGCTAAAGCATCAATGTTATATGGATTCTTTTTTAAATAAATCCATTTTACTTTACTACCTTGAACTATTGTTTCATATTGGTTGTCTAACTTCCAATATTTAAGTAAATCATTATACTTAATGGTAGCTCGTACAGCAGCGGGGGCACCTTTACGTATAACTGTAAAAGCTTCACCCCCTACAGGCTTACGTTCAATATATTTGTTTAATGTTTTAACTCCTGTAGGATTACCTAATTCCCCAATAGGCATATCATTTAGTATTTTCTTTTTAAAATCAAGTATACGAGCATCAATTTCACTTTGTTGTGTACCTTTTAAAACATCTTCAACTACTTGTTTAAAGAAATTACCAAATACTTTGGGAAAATTTGATTTTTTATATTCTAACCCTTTTACATCTAAAGATTCTTTAGTTATACCCTCTTGTTTAGTAATCCATTGAGCATAACGTCTAGGGGCTCTGAAGTAGGCAGAACGAATAACACATTCAGTTTTCATTTCTAACCTATGGTCAGTAACATTAAAACAATCTTTAGCAAGGTTATTATAATGATCAGAAATAAAATCTTGGTAATATAAAGCAACCTTCTCTAAAATTTCATCTTTTTCCTCATTTGTTTTTTGTTCAAAATCAGGATATAAATGTAATAATAGAGGTTCAGCATTAAAATAATTCGAATCTGTATCTACATAAGCACACAGATTCGTATCATCTTCATCGCATATAAACCAAGGTGTTTCTTCTAAATGCTTCATTAAAACCTACTATCTTCTCCAGGTATTTGAACTATTCCCGCATCAACATATCCATCTGATCTTTCGGCTACATTAGCTCTAATTTTTACTTCAAATTGAATTCCATCAAATTTAAATTTACCTCCTTGTTGGAGCATTTTTCTAAAAAATACTTCACGTTTTTCACTCCAAGATTCACTCATTTCTATGAGTTCTTCTTTTGTAGCAAGTTTGTCGTTCATTAATACATGAACTCCTTTTCTTAATGATTGTTTTGTTAATGCCATATTATTCTCTGTTATAATCGTCTTCTATTCTTATTATGTCGTCTTCACCAAAATAAGTTCCAGTTTGTACTTCTATAAATTGTACTATTTCGTCTGTTAAATTCCAAGCTCTATGTTTAGCACCTTGAGGTATTCTAATAGTTTCACCTGGTCCTCTAAATACTCTTTCATCGTCTAAAATAATACATAAATTACCTTTTATTACAGTCCATACTTCAGATCTTTTTAAATGGTATTGGTATGATAATCTTTGGTCAGGTGCTACTGTAATGCGTTTTACCTTACATTCAGGTGAATCAAGTAGCACTTCATATGTGCCCCAAGGGCGGTTTGATATCTCCATTATATTTCTAACTTTATTTCATTTCTTAAAATTTTATTCATATGACGATTAGCAACTAATGCTGATTCCTGTATAATACGCCACCCTGATAATGTAATGGCTTCACTTAATATAGACAAAGGCATTCCATATCTAAACGAATTTAGTGCTGTAGCTCCATATAGGGAATTAAGTAAAATTTTCATTGTGTATTGCATTAAGTGGTAGTATTCACCCATTTCAGTATCTCCTGCTTTATATGATTTTTTCATTTCATCTTTATACATTTTTCTTTCATCAAACCATTTACTCAAAATAGTTGATAATACAGATTCTTTATCTGTTCTAAAAAAGGTACCATTTGCCGCTACAGCCCATTTATTTTGCTCTATTATATTAATAAGTTTTCCAACAGGAACTGTAGCTCTAGGATTATTTTTTTTATTAGGATCCATTACTATAACGGATTCATGGGGTTCCATTTCTTTTAAATCATTTAAACCTAGGTAATTATTCCGATCTGGTTTTTCTCCATAAGGTCCATATTCAACTAATTTATCTGGTAATGATTCAGGTACAATTTTACCGACAATTGTTTCTCGTCCTATATTTAAAGACATTATAATTGAAGGATATAGTGAAGTTAAATCTTCATCAAACATATATTTGTATAGACCCGCTTTAGGACAAAATAAATACCCCCCAGCATAATTTAATTTTTTTTCTCCATGAGGGCGACTTGGAGGAATGATTCCTTGAGAAAGTAAGTATGCCGAAATAGCTCCATCGTGTATTTTAGAAGAAGCATATACTTCACTATATTTTACTTTACCTTTATGTGCTAAGTTTCTTGTTAATGCTAGATATTGCAACTTTTTATCTAATTCAACTAATATTTCAACATCCACAAAGTTATATTGTATAAACTTTTGAATATCAGTCTCAAATAAATCATCTAGTGTACCTTCATATTCAATTTTATTGATACCTACGTATTTTTCGCCGATTGCATCGAGTTTCCAACTTGGTTCATCTTCCCACCCATACTTTTTATGTAAGCGCATGTAATCCATTGATTCAAC